GCTCAAGATCAGACAGAATGTAGGTAGCCGGTCCCCAACACGGATTGTTGAAGATTCTGGTGCTTTCACTCCTGAGGAGTTGGCTGATCGGTTAGCGCAGCGTAAAGGGTTGGAGGAGATGAGGTTGGGGGAGGAGAACCCGTTCGTTCAGGTGGAGAGATGGGTCCTGCCTGCGCCGAAAGCCTGGATTTCCGACAGGCGGGCGGCAGAGGGGTTGGGGCTTCGGTTCAGGGACCCGGTCGTGTGCGGGGTAGCCACGCCACTGTCGGTGGGATGGCGGCTCGTCGAGTCGCCCAGGGTCGTGAAGCAGGTCGTGACCCCCAAGCCCGTCACCAGGCACATGCTGCAGTCGCTCTGGGAGAAGATCGACCCGGACATCTCCAGGCTGCCAGACTGGGCCTGGGACCAGTGGGTCCTCCCCCAGTACGGAATCTGGTCCGGTGACATCAAGATGATGGGCACGAACTCGTCCCGCTTCATGCCCTGGCCCACCCTCCTGCCAGCCAGAGACAAGATCGCCATCGTCAGGCCCCTGGCCCACTTCTATGACCTCACCATGGCCCAGCGCGCTTGGTGCTGGCTCGGTGCCCCCATCATCCCTCCCTACTCCAACCTGTCCAGGATCCGGTTCTACCGAAGGTTCGGACACCTCCGCGTCATCTGGGCGAAAGACGGACTCGAGGCCAAGCCCACCCTGGCACACCAGATCGAATCCGGGCTGGACCTGACCTGCCACAAGGTCGACCAGTACAGCAAAGACCTCAGAGACCGCCTCGATGTCGCCATCCAGACCCTGAGCATGGCCAAGAACCAGACCGACCAGTCTTGACCGTCAGCCGGCAGCCAGGCATCATCATGGCCTGTAGGGCAATGCCTCCCTCCATCCGGTGGTATCCAAAGCTGACCGGCCCTGATCACCGGATGGTTTTTCACTCACGCTCCCCGGTGACGAGTAGTCGCCAACTAGCCGAGGTCGGCTCACTCGTAGTGAGAGCCGGCTAGACGACAGGCCGGTTGGGCAGCGGTGCAACCCCGCTGGCCGGGGCCATTCACCCCGCGAAGTAAGCGAAGTAAGCCATGGGCGCGCCATCGAACGACAAGGAGATCGAGGCCCGGTACGAGTTCTTCGGCGTCAAGACGATCGAACAGCTCGATGGCTGGCTCGCGTTCGCAGAAGCCGGCGGCCAACTCGACAAGGCTGGCCACGCAGACGATCACATGCCGGACAACACGGCCAGGCTGCTAGCCATGGCCCACGCACTCAGGCTGATGGCCTCACTGACCCGACGCCACAACATCAGCCTGCTCGCCGTAGCCAAGACCGCGATCGTGACCGCCCTCCACGACAAGTCTATCCGTCAGCCCTCATCGTCTCCAGAAGAGACCTGAGCGACTCGGCCTTGGCCCCGCCGCCGCCGTCTGACCGGGGCAGCAAGACCTTGGCGATGATCTCGATGTACTTGCCGCAGGCCGCGTGATCCACCTCCGGAGAAGCTCGAGCGTCCTCCAGCAGGCTCCAAGTCACACCGATGAGTCTGTCAACCGTAATCTCTTGACCGTTGCTGTCCTGAATGGCCATGGATAGGATCGTGCCCCATGGCACAACTGACAGCAAGGGCTTTGCAGATCGCGCTCGACCGACACATGACCCAGCATCACGGGAGATGGACCCACGTAAACCCGGATGCCACAACCTCAACCGAGATCCCAGGCATCGTCGGGCGCTACATGGAGAAGAAGCGCCTCCCTGATGGGACTGTTGGGCACGTCGCCGTCAGCGCGGTCGGACCGAACAACCCGACGGGCGGCATCTACACGATCGGCGACCTGGAATACGTGGCTGCGCATGCTCGCTCCCTGAACGACGCGGTCAAGACCATGTACGCGCACATCACCGGCTCGAAGCCGCTGTCCGATGATCCGTCCGTCGATGCCGAGGCCACGAATGCTCTGGTCTCCGAACTGCAGCGCCGGCTCTCCGACATGGAGAAGCGCATGGCCCTGACCAACGCGGTCGTCGAGAACAAGGCCAACCAGGTCATCGACGCAGCCAGGGAGATCGCCGAAGGCCGGGACGCCCAGATCCCAACCAAGCTGTCAGACCTGGGTGGTCGCGAAGCCATGGTCGTGGCCAACGAGCAGTACGAAGCCGAGGCCGGTCGATGGACCCGGACTCGCGCCATGACCGAGGCCGAGAAGGACGAGTTCCGCCAAGCCTACGGCATCGAGCCCCAACTCACCAAGACTGGCGCTCTCGACAAGCGGCAACTCCGGCACCTGACAGCTCAGCGCCGCATCAAGGCCGTGATCCCGGTAGTCCAAGACGCGCAGTGACCAAGCCCCTGACCCGAGAATGCGTCGGGTGCCACGGGACCGGGAAATACTTGGTGCCGATCAGGCCGTCCGGTAGCCCGTCATGGCCATACCCGTCAGACCACCCATACGTGGTGGAGGAGCACGAGTGCGCTCGCTGTAGCGGGACCGGGGTCGAGATACTGAACTACGGAAAGGGGCCGTGGACCAAGAAGCCGTAACCGTTCTCTACAAGCGGATCACGTCGGACACGGGATTCGTTTGCCGCGCCCTGCTCGGCTGGGACTACGACCTGGACGTCGAGACCGGTCAGAAGATCCGGCCTGGCGGCGTCCGCAAGGACGGGAACCACGGACGCATGCTCAAGTTCGTGGACGACCAGGAGATCCGGTTCGGACTCCTGCTTGCTCCGCGCGAGTCCTACAAGTCGTCGGTGGCCCAGGGCCGGGTGGTCCGCGAGATCATCAAGAACCCGAACACCCGCGTCCTGTACATCATGCGGCTGCAGGAGAAGGTCGTCGACAAGGCGCTGGGCATCCGCAACGCGCTCCTGCGACCTGAGGTCCAGGCGATCATGGGGTCGGTGGTCGGTCCGCTCTGGACGCAAGACCGATTCACGATCGCGCAGCGCACCCAGACCAACCTGCAGGAACCCACGTTCTCGGGTCACAGCTTCGAGTCGCTGCCGACCGGCGGTCACTACGACCTGATCGTGCTGGACGACTTCATCGACCACACGAACTGCCAGACCGAGGCCGGCCTCAAGAAGCAGATGGAGGTGTTCGCGCTGCTGTATCCGTTCCTGGCCAACGGCGGAACCATGCTCGTGCTCGGCACGCGCTATGCCGACCAGGACGTCTACAACTACATCGAGCAGCTGCCGCTCTTCTCCAAGCTGATCATCGATGCTGGCGTCGATGTCGTCCAGGACGAGAAGGGCAAGGCCAGGCTGACCGTGCGCAAGGGCGGGCTTACGTTCCCGCACCTGACCATGCCGAAGCTGGAGAAGGCGCTCCAGTTCATGATGGCCCACGGCGGGCCCGAGCAGTTCAGCCGCCAGTACAACAACGAGCCGCTGTCAGGGCTCACGTCGGCATTCCGCCGGCACGCGTTCCAGCCGATCAACTGGACCCCGGCCATGAAGAACCTGACCGGCTACATGCTGACCGACACGGCCGTCGCGATGAACGCGGACGCGGACCACAGCGTGATCGCCTACATCGGCGTCGACCAGCAGGACAACATCATGCTGTTGGACCTGCGCGTCGGCCACTTCCAGCACTCGGACTACGTGGCCGAGTACTTCGACGTTCTCGAGAAGTGGAAAGGCCGCGTCAACCATGTGGGCGAAGTCTGGGAAGAGGTCGGGCTGAACGTCGGGTTCATCGCGTCGGTCCGGTACGAGTCCGTCAGGCGCGGCATCAAGGTCAAGACCATCACGATCCCGAGAGCCAAGACCCACAAGGACGCGCGCATCAAGTCCATGCAGCCCGTCATGTCGGACGGCAGGTTCTTCGTGGTCGACACGGTGCCGACGTCCTACCGGGACGTGGAAGGCGAGAAGGAACTGTGGAACCCGGACGGCTACCTGGACCCAAGATCCAACTGCAGGTTGCCCAGCGGCGAGTTGGTCAACCAGTTCGTCAGGTTCGGCCTCGCGGGCACGCGCAAGGACATCGCTGATGCTCTAGCCATGTCGGTAGAGCACAATCGCAAGACCGAACGCAGGGTATGCAAGTTCCAGTCGCCCATGATGTGGGTGCCCGATCGGTTGACAGAAATACTTGGCCAAGTAGGCTCCCGGCAACATCAAGATCCTGCCCAAGACTCGCGCGGTAGCGGGTCCTGGTGGGACACCGTGAGGTAGAATGGCCGCACTCAGAAACGCTCCGAAGCAAGACACCAAGACCCGGTTTGTGGCCTCCAATGCGAGCACGACCCTTGGGGTCAATACGCCTTGGATCCAGATCGGTATCCAGTCTGCCTTCCTGTCTGCCCAGACCAACGCCGAAGTGAATCTGGGAGAGGTAATCGTCATCGAGAAGGTCCGGGCGACCTTCCATGCGGTCCCTTCTCCTGATGCCACCGAGCAGCGAGGGCTTTGGGTTGCCGGTTTCAGCCCTGGACGGTTCAACGACACGGAATCGGGCGCAGCGACTGCAGTGACCAACTCCACCCTGACCAAGGCAGCCGCCGGATGGACTGTTGGGCAGTGGACTGGCTTCCGGGTGATCGCCGCCAACGGGGCCGGGGCACCCAGATACGGCATCGTTGTGTCGAACACGACCGACACGCTCACGATCGCCAGCCCCTTTGGTTCGGGCATCCAGTGGAAGACCGAGACTGGGGCCCAGGCCGGCAGCAACCCAAGCGGAACGTCGAACTTCATCCTCAGCCAAGAGGACGAGGGCGGCGTCACCACTGCGGTTTCCGGCACGACGCTCACCGACTCGACGAAGGCGTGGGCTGTCAACCAGTGGGCAGGATGGGTGGTCGTATCGTTCGACAACGCTGGCACCACGATGTGCGCAGGCGTCATCCGCAGCAATACGGCGACGGCGCTGACGCTGGCTGGTGACGATGCCGCTGGCCGTTGGAGTTCCAACGTCACCATGACCACGTCAGGCAGGAAGTACGTGATCCAGCCTGGCCCCACAATGGTCTTCGTGGACGGTCATCTCATCACGACGACCTCTTACCCGATGATTGTCGACTGGGACGTCGAGGTCGTGATCCCCGAGGGGTATCGCCTCTACTGCTTCTCCGACACCGAAGCCAGCGGAGCCTTGGAACTTCACTGCCGTATTGAGACGACCTCGGCAGCCAGAAGCGCCGGGCTGCTGTCGCGGTGCGTTCGCGCTTGCTGGCCGAGCGCCGCAGCGTCGTCCACATTCATCCCCCAGGTCCCCGGCATGTCGGTGGTGGTCACCGATGTGTATGTCAGCGGAAATCCGCTTACCGGCACGACCGACCTGACCATCGACTACGTCGATACTGCTGCAAGCGACAGCCCTGACCTTTTCGTCTTCCCGCAGGGTGCCACGATTCTCGGCTACGAGTACAATCACGGGTTCAGAGGATACTTTGCTGGCCCGAAGGGATACGGGCTCAGGGCGACGTCGTCTGCGGCATCGTCCACCTCCATCGTCGTCGTGTACCAGTACGACGACAAGCCAAACATCTTCGATCCCAGGGGTGTTCCCCAGCAGGCCCCGGAGGTTGCCGGCACCCATGATGGCACCGTTTCGACCACGGTGGTTACCGACCCGGACATGGCGTGGCCCACCGACTACCACCGAGGCAAGTCGTTGCTCATCACTGAGGGGCCGAGTGCTGGCGAGATGCGGACGATCTCCAGCAACACTGGACAGACGATCACCGTAGGCACGGCGTTCAGCGCGACGCTGACGGCGGCAAGCAAGTATGCAGTGATCGGGAATGGCGACTGCGGCGGCGACTACTTCTGGTACCAGCTGAACTCGACGGCGGCCGGCATCGAGACGACGTCGCTGCTGCCCTTGTCCCTGATCGGCAAGGCCACCGGGAATGGTCTCAACACGAGACTCGACGACTCTGGAGGCACCTTTACGACGGATGTGCCTGCCAACATTCTGGCCGGGTATACGCTGGAGATCATCGCCGGGACGAATGCCGGCGAGTCACGCAGGATCACATCTAACGCTGCGGGGACCATCACGGTCACCCCGGCCTTCTCTGCCGTCACCGACGCCACCTGCTTCTATGTCGTCCGGCGGAATGGTGCCCCTACCGGGTTCACGGCAACCGTCACCGGAACCGCGACTGCGGGAACTGCAGGAACCCTGACCGACACCGGCAAGTCGTTCGCGCCGAACTCCTTGGTCGGAAGCTACATCTTCACCCTGAGTGGTGCCTCTCGAGGTATTGGTCGCGTGGTGTCGAATACGGCCACGGTAGTCACCTATGTGGATGCATTCCCGTCAGGGAACGCGTCGAGCACCGTAGTTGGTGGCAAGCCGACAGCTGGCGCTGGTGTTGCCTACGCGATCGGTAACGTCCCATCAACTTCGCTCCAGGCTCTGGAAGTCCACGGATACTCCCTGTGCGCCGTGAACACTGTCGGCGGTTGCACGCTCGCCAACGGCACGACTCAGGTCACCGCCCTGTATTCGACTCCGCTTTTGGCAACCGGGATCAACATCGTGGGCGACATTCGAATCCCGATGACTGGGCTTGTTTCCCTGGCTCCGCTGTCCGTTGCGTCCGGCCCCGGCTTCAAGGCTGGTTCTGTCACCCGCGCCGGCATGACGATCTGGGGCAAGAGGAACAAGATCCCGTCCAACATCGCCCGTATTCGTCCTCCGTTCTCGACCATCACGGCGTGAGGTTGCGTGCATGAGCCTGTTCGAGCAAATCTTCGGTGGCTCATCCACCATCATTACGGCGTCAGCGGTCGTCAACTCGGCTACCGATACGAACGTCATCAACCTGACGACGCTCGGCTTGACCAACATGACCGCTCTGCGCAAGCGGCTCGTCCTCCTGAGCTGGTCGATGCATGCCACTAGCACGGCTGCTGCGGCGACCGCCACTCTCAAGTGGTCCATGGACAGTACCGGGACGGACCTGGTCACGATCGACTCGTGGGACACGCCAGCGGCGGCGAACGTCATCGTGCAGACCGATCGGACCTGCGTGGCTGGCCTCGCCCCTCAGCGAAGAGGCATCCTGGACATGGGGACCTCTACTGGCGGATCGGGCACGACCATCGTGGATTCGACCAAGGACTTCACTGCCATTACCGTTCCGCCTGTAGCCGGAGACCTCGTAGTCGCCGGGCCGGCTGACAAGGTGTATTCGGCATTCGGCATCGTCACGGTCGTTGCGGCCACGACGCTGACTGTTGGCGGCGGATGGGTTGGCACCGCCCCGCCCACGTCCGGGGCCTTCTACTACGTGGTCCCTCAGTTCCGCAAGCTGGAGATGACGACCACTGGCGGGACCCCAGCGACGTGGCGTTTGTCGGTTGAGGCCGCACTCGTGTCTGACGACGCAAACCTGAGGTAGTCCTTGGTCTCGATCACTCAGAAGCCAGGGCCCATGACCGCCAAGGCGGCTGCAGAGTGGGCCCGCGCGCAGCTGCACTATCCCAACTACGCGTCAGACCAGGACTACGCGACCAGGGCCAGGGCTGCCGCGACTGCCGCGATCACCGAGCATTCAGGCGCGGTCCGGCCTCTGCGTGAGCGGTGGCGAGCTACCAACCGGCTCCTGGCCGGCAACACGCTTGACCGGCTTGGTCCCGAGGACATCCACATCCCCGAGGTCGCCAAACTCGTCAAGACACTGATCCCGCGTCTTGTGGGCGCGATCATGGACCGGGACCCGTGGTTCCGATGCAAAGGCCGTCGCCAGAGCAAGCAGCAGATGGCCGACACGGTGGCCGCGCACCTGGACTGGCAAGCTGACCAAGCCCGGCTCATCGACGTGGACCTGCTCAACAACTGGATCCTGGACGCGATCGTCACGCAGGCCGGCGTGTTCAAGACGTGCTACGAGCGCAAGACGCGCAAGTTCGTCAGGGTCGAGCGCGAGACCGAGGTCGACGAGAAGACTGGGGCCGTGACCCACACGCTGACTCCGGTCCCAGTTGACGAGGTCGTGTATGACGGTTGGGCTGTCGACCTGATCGACCCATTCGACTTCATCGTCGACACGACGGTCCTGGACCCAGTCAACGACGGACGCTACATCGGCGACCGCTATCGACGGTCGATCGCCGACCTGCAGCAGAAGCAGGACCAGGGCTGGTTCGTGAACGTGGACGAGGTCAAGCGCGTGTTCCCGAACGGCACGCCGATCGACACCGAGACCTCGTTCTACAAGCAGGAGCGGAGCGCGAGCCAGTTCGCGCTGAACGTCCAGCACGTCAACGGGCACTACGAAGTGGCCGAGATGTGGATGCCGCATGATCTGCACGGTGACGGCGAGCGCGTCGAGTGCGTCATCACGCTGATCGGGGATGTGGTGGTGCAGGTCCGTGAGAACCCGAACAACAGGAAGTTCCGGCCCTACGCGATCTGCCGGTTCAGCGATGCGGCGCACGCCTTCTACGGCACCGGAGTCCTCGACGGCGCGATCCGACTCAACCAGGTCATAGACCGGCTGTGGGGCCACTTCGTTCGCGGAGCGGCCCTCATGTCGATCCCGATCGCGATCACGGAAGAGCGCGGCGACATGCCGGACTCGCTGTGGCAGGCCAAGCCTGGCCGCGTGTTCTCGGGCGTGACCGGGCTGAGCTGGATGAAGGTCCCGAACGTGCTCGAGGCCGCGCCGCTTGTGACTGGCAAGCTGAACCGCGACATCGAGGAGATCGTCGGGGCCTACAAGATCCAGATGGGCCAGGAGAGCGACGGCAACACGGCTACCCAGGCGACCCTGTCTCTGCGCGAAGGCAACAAGCGCATCGAGCACCTGATCAGGTCGATCAGCAAGGGGCTCGTCTCGGTCCTGCGCCAAGCCTGCTGGTACAACGGCCAGTGGCTGACGGGCGACACCGAGTTCCGCGTGCTCGGTCGCCGGGTCATGGACGTGGAGGCCGACTACCTGACGATCGGGCCGGACTCCTACATGGAGGACTTGGACATCGAAATCGTGGGGCTCGACAACATCGGCAGCAACGGCATGCGCGCGACCATGCTGCAGTCGATCCTGAACTCGACTATGCCGCTGGTGGTCCACAACATGGACCGGGTCGACACGCTCGGCATGATCCACGAGCTGATTCGTGAGCTTGTCGACCCAGGGCAGGCTGACCGGTTCGTGAAGCTGCCGACAAACAGCGACCGGATGATGCCTCAGGACCAGGAGAACCTGCATCTGCTTCGCGGGACTAGGGCCGAAGTCTTGGCCGACGACCCGCACGCCGACCACCTCAAGAAGCTACGTCCGCTGATCGAGTCGATCCGGTCCGGCCGGATCAAGGACAAGCACGCGATCGCAGCCATCCTCGAGCACGCGATGAACCACGAGATGGCTCTGGAGCGCGAGAAGCAGGAGATGGCCGTGGCCGAGAAGCGCCAGCAGATGCGCCAGATGGCCTCTGGGCAGGCCGCTGGGGGCGAACAGGCGTCGCCTGCGGCTGGTGGGCTCAAGGCCCAGACACCGGGACAGACGCCCGGCCAGACGCCGGGGCCGGCCTCGATGGGCAGCCAGCCCAGGATCGGCGGCGACAGCCGGCCCGTGTCCCAGCTGGCCGATGAGGAGTCTGCCGCATGATCTTCGACGACGTCTCGGTTGCCAACGAGAGCATCTTGAGCGCGGAAGAGCAGGCGAAGGTCGTCAGGGCCCAGCTGGCCCTGGCTTTGGCCGGGATCAAGCTGGGGGCCACGCCAGAGTGGCGGCTGGTCAGGGAAGCGATCTCTGACTGCCTGACCCGCAAGGGCAAGAAGCTGCTGATGCTTGCCCGCCAGGCCAAGATCGACACGGACCGGATGTACAAGCTGCAGGGCGAGATCGCGGGCATCGAGGAACTGTCTTCGGTATGTGACGCAGATGTTGATCGCGTCAACATGTTGAAGGCCGAAGAAGATCGGTTGACAGAAGAACTTACTCGACTAAGAACTTCGCTTAGTCAGATGAACAACGCGATCTGACTGCCGGATAGTCCCGCCGAGCTTCTGGCCCTTGAGAATGGCGACCACGCCTAGCCCTGCGCAAAGGGCGGATGTCGAACGATGACGCTGGAATCGACCCCAGAGCAGACAGAAGTCAAGCCGGAGACCAAGACTCAAGCCCCGGAGGCTAAGTCGAAGGAGCCGGTGACCATCCCGAAGACCCGATTCGATCAGGTCAACAACAAGTACAAGGACACGCAGCGGCAGCTGGCCGAGCTTCAAGCGAAGATGGCCGAGATGACCGGGAGTGCCCCTGAAGCCAAGATGCCCGAGATTGACACAGACTTCGTTGCCGAGCAGGCCGCGCAAGTTGCCAACCAGATCGTTGAGCAACGGACGGCAGAGCTTCGCGCGGAGCTTGAGTTCAAGGCTCGAGCACTGGACCTTGGCCTGACTTCGCAGCAGGCGAAGTTGATCCAGGACAACCAGAGCAAATACGGGATGGACTTCGACACGGCGGAGCGTTTCGCCCGCAGTGAAAACCCGAAGGTGTTCACCCAGCTTGTGCGTTCTGGCCCGTTCGGTGGTCAGGGGCGCGGGTCCGGCATGAGCCCTCTTCGGGACAGCGAGCCCAAGCGTGACTATGTGGCCGAGGCCACGAAGGCGCGTGAGGCTGGCCGGGTTGCTGAAGGCCTGGAAGGCAGCTCGTTCGAGATTTCGGCAGAAGCGTTCCGCCAGCGGATCGCTCGACATGTGCTCAAGCAAAGGTAACTCTCATGGCCATCTACCAATGGACGACTGGGGCTGCTCTCACTGAGGTTCTCACCCGCGAGAACATTCAGGATCTGATCGTGAACATGTTTCCGTACGACACGGAACTCGACCAGATGCTGGGCGAGCAGTCGTTCGGCAACTCGCCGTCTCTCCAGACCCCGATGGACACGAGTTCGGACATCACCCGGACTTCGGGTGCGCTGACTGCGAACGTGAAGGCTGAGTCGAGCCTCGGCATCGAAACGACCACGCTGGCATCCGCTTCGTTGACCAGCTTCCAGACCAAGCTCAAGGCGGTGGCCGAGATCCACCAGGAGAGCTACTCGGTCAGCGGCACGGACCGGAGACTCAACACGTACGGGTTCGATGACCGGTTCGTGTACGAGGGTATGAAGAAGGCCAAGAAGGTCAACAACGACATCCAGTTGGCCTACTACTGGGGTCCGGGCACGGCCGACACGGTCGCGTCGCGCCAGACTCAGGGCCTGGCTTCGTGGGCCCTCAAGAGCGGCCTGGAGCGCACGATCTCGGGCAGCGCGTCGTTCACCGACCCGCACGGCGTGACCATCACGTCGCCCTACTACGGCTACGCGTACAACGCGGCTGGCACGAACCTGGACCTGTCCATGTTCAACCAGGTGCTGGACGACGCCTACTCGACCACGGGCTTCATCGCGAACGGCGGCGTCCTGCTGACGTCGGCCCAGCTCAAGACTATGATCGGCCGGTTCGGCCTGTCGAGCCTTGGCCCGGTGAACCAGCGGAACATCGGGGCCGGCGAGCAGGCCCTGAACACGAACATCGAGGTCATCACGACCAACCACGGGACCATGCGTATCCGGCAGAGCCGATACCTGTCGATCCCTGGCCAGGCCACTAGCTACACGCTGTCGGCTGGCGGCCCGGTCGTCGTGCCGTGGAACGAGCTGGTCCTGATGATCATGCCCGAGAAGTTCCGCCGTGGCATCTACCGCCCCATGGAATGGGAGATGCTGGCCAAGGTCGGCGACTTCGACAGCGCGATGATCACCTGCGAAGCCGGCATGATCTGCTACCACCCGCAGGGCGCGGTCGCGATCTCGAACTGCATCGCCCCGTAGTCCTGACCAGGAGCGCACGTTGATTCGGTACGACTACGAATGTGGCTCGTGCGGCAGCGTGCGCGAGTTGTCCTTCAGGATCAGTGAGAAGCCTGCAGCCGTCGCATGTTCGTGCGGCGGCCAGGCTGTCTCAGTCATTACGGGCGGGACCGGCGACACTTCATGGTCGACCGGGACTGGACCCCAAGCCGAACGGTCATGCCTGGCCACTGGGAGTACGGCGTGACCGCTGAAGCCCGCCAGCGCCAGATCCTGGACCAGAACAAGGCTCTGCGTGCCCAGGCCAAGGAAGCCAAGGAACGCGGCCTGGACCGGGACGTGCGAGTTGTCGCGTCGATCCCGGCCGAGGCTTACGCGGCCAGGACTCGGGAAGACCCGACCTACTGGGAGACCGACATCCTGTCCAAGGCCCGCAAGGACGGGTTTGACCTGGGGAACGACTGATGGCCAAGATCCCGGCATTCATCACGTTCGGCCAGAGCAACATGCGTGGCAAGGGCGTGCTCGGGACCCTGTCGACACTGCGGGCATCGCAGTACCCGGCCACGTTCTACGGCAAGTACACGAACTGGTACTGGTGGTATCAGGACTTCACGAGCAGCAACCCGGCTACCGGCACGCTGGTCGAGCTGGACTTCCAGCCGATTCGGTATGGGGCAGACGCCGGAAACGGGACGTCCGATGGTGTCCTCAGCATCGCTGATTCCACGAAGGTATGGCCGGTCAACATCCTTGTTGGGGCCACTGTCACTGTAGGTGCTAACTCGGGGACCATCGCGTCCAACACTGCGACATCGCTTACGGTGGCTGCGTGGGCCCCAGGCGTCCCTGGAGCAGGGGCGGCAGCCTACACCATCATCAAGGCTGTCCCGACTGTCGCGCACCCGATCGTTGACTCGCAGCCGTATGCTTTGCCTTACCCGACCACCTTCGGGCCGGCCCTGCCCCTTACCTGGCGGCTCTTGACCGAGTTGGAGACCCCGATCGTGGTCATCAACCTGGGCATCGACTCGGCCTACATCTCGCGGGCTGACTCGACGACTGACCGGACCGCCGTGTCGTGGTTCGACTCGGGCGCGCACAAGTCGTTCGCCACGACGCTCGGTAAGCTGAGCGGCACTGGGCTCACGTCCCAGCAGTCGCTGAGCCGGATCCTGATGGAAGACATCGTGCCGGCAGCCAACACGCAGGCCGCGCTCATCAGCGGGTTCGACGGGATCGACATCCAGGGTATCTTCTCCCTGATTGGCGAGAGCGAAGGGCTCGACTCGTGGCGAGCATCGCAAGCCGGCCAGAGCATGTCGAACCTGCTGACCTACATGGAAGGTCGGATCGACCTGGGCGGATACTCGTCCCTCGAGGGGGCCAAGATCCCCAAGGTCATCGGCGGGGTCAATGGGAGGGGAAGCATCTTCCCGTACGTCTCGACCGTGATGGACCAGTACGAGGAGCTGGCGGCCACGTCGCGCTACATCAAGATCGCGGACGTGTCGGACTTGAGCCTGCCAGATGGCGGTCACTATGACACGGCCGGGCTCCTGACTATTGGTGACCGGTTCTACGACGCGTGGGATCAAATCAGGGCCACGTCGGATTCGGCCATGGAGCCGGCAGAGGATCGCCCGACCCTGATCGAGCTGAGAGTCAAGGTGAAGCGCCGCTACGAGCGCAACACCAACAGCAGCGACGTCCAGGACCCGCTCATCGACCAGCTCATCAACGACTCGTTGCGCGAGTTCTATCAGGTGATGGGTGATGCGGCATGGTTCCTGAACCGCATCGAGTCGCTGGATCTTGATGTTTCGCCGATCACGCCGGTCGAACTTCCGCAGCCTATCACTCGTGTCCTTCGCATCGAGGACCCGCAGCAGCCAGGATCGCAGATCGACTGGAAGGAGATCGGATACACCCAGCAGGGCCGTCTCCAGATCATCATGTCTGGCGTCGGCGGCGGCACCTACAACGTCCACCACCTGTACATGCCGCGCGACCTCACGGAGGACGGCGACGTCGTCCCGGTGCCGCGCCAGTATGAGGAGGCCATCGTCACGCTGGCTCTTCGCCGCATGGCAGAGACGGCCAACAACCCGGCCCTGATCGAGACGTTCACGAAGCAGGCGGCCAACATCCTGCTGCTCGTCAAGGGTGACGCCAAGAAGACGGAGCGCCAGCGCAAGCCGACGATTGACGGTCTGGGCAGCTTCTCGAACCTGCCTTTCGGGCGCGGCGACAACATCTATGGGGCTCTGTAGCCATGCCACAGCCAGGCCAGCAGATGATGTCGCTCAGGTCCCAGCAGGGCTGGCGCGGCTTCACCACAAACACGCAGGCCGATCTTGGTGATCGTCGGTTCTCCGCGATGGAGAACATGTACATCAGCGCGGACGGGTCCGAGCTGCGCATGGCTCCGGGCTGGAAGACCGTCTACTACTTCAACGGTGGTCGGGCAGCCAGGCAGGGCGCGTCCTATCAGGTCACGGGCACGGGCTTCTGGAAGGACGTGAACGACCTGAACTATCCGGTCTCGGCAGCGGTCACGAACAACTACCAGCAGTACGAGACTGGCTTCACCAAGCAGATGAAGGTGTATGCCGAGCCGACGCATCTGCACGCCTTCAAGTTCGTGCGCGGCCGGTTCTGCCTGATTGGTGAATCGGCCGCCCGCAAAGAACCGATCTACGACGCTGGGTCCACGACCTATGTGACCGTGACCGCTTGGTCGAGCGCAACCGAGTGCGTCCTGACCACGTCGGCCAACTATCTGACCGACACGGGCGGCTTGACCAACGCGATCGATGTCGAGTCGATCATCCTGCTCTCCGGGACCGGCCTCCCGTCCGTCCTGCAGAACAAGGCGCACCGGGTCGTGGCCAGGCCGGCGGCCAACCAGATCACGATTGCGACGGACACGACTGGCAACGGCGGTTCGGGCACGGCTTCGATCGACCTGATCCGGTGGGGCAACGCGTTCGCAGCTGGGGCCTACCCGATCAGTATCGACTCGGACGACGCGACCGATGACCCGCAGGCCCTGACGGTCTGGTGGTCGCTGGACAAGCCGGACGTGAACAACCTGCACCGAGATGCGCTCCACGGCATCGGTGGTGCATCCACATGCTTCCCGTCCTACGTGGCCAACCGGATGCGCGACAGCGGCGACAGCGCGGCCCGCATGACCGAGGGCGTGTCGATCTTCCCAGGCCGTGGGGCTGGCGCGATTGCCCAGGGCGCTGGCGGTGTCGCGGCTCTCGTGTTCACGAGTACGGCTGGTGTGCCGATTGTCCAGCAGGACATCACGAACTTCTGGTCTGGCTGGATCGCGATCATCGACGGGGCATTTGGTCGCCGATACGGCGTCATCGCCACCAATACGATCGGTGCTGGGTTCACCGTGACCGTGACCGCGTGGCTTGGTGGCGCAGCCCCAGCTGGAGCGTGCACACTCTCGTTCGCTGCAGTGCCGTTCACGCGACGCCGGCCCAAGTCTCTGCCGTTCCGGGTCAACCCGGACCTGGCTGGCAGCCGCGTGCTGATCGGGGCCCCAGGCTACGGCTGCGTGTTCCAGGCCCCGGTGGTTCTGCCAAACGACCCTAACATCCTGTCGGCCAACGTGGGGCTGCAGTATCGGGCCAACGACCTGCTCGACCGGCCCCGGTCTCTTGGTGTGCCCAAGGGCGAGATGTTCGTGGATCGGGATGCGACTGCGACCAGTTCGCACTTCTACGTGACGACGGGCGGCGCGGGTCTTCGCCCTGACGCGCGATACCAGTTCACGAACGGGTCCGCGTTCACCTTCTGGGTCAGCTACCGGGACGACGCCACTGGCGAGATCGGGCTGCTCAGCGAGCCTGTGACACTCACGATCCCGGCAGCTCTGCGTGGCGTCCGGCTCTTCGTGAAGCATCCCGGCTACGTGATGGCCGAGACCGCTGCCCTAACAGTCATGGTGTGGCGCAGCGCGGCCGGTGCGACGCAGCCGTATCTGGTTGGGACTCTGCCGTTGAACGGGCACGTCTACCCACAGACAGCCCCGCCGTTTGGCGAGCGGCTCCTGTCGATCGTATCGGTCAAGTATGGGATCGAACCGCCAACCACGATGAGCGGCTCGTACAGCGCACGTCACATGCTGTTCCAGATCGACGTGCCGTTCCAGAGCGACGCCGAGCTGCAGGCCAATGACGTTCCGACCGGGATCGAGCAAATGCCGGCTGGGGCTGGGTGTGTCAGGACCGTGCGCGGGTTCACGTTCTTCGGAAACCGGATCGGCAACGCCGGCTCCGAGCTCGAGCTGTTCACGGCTCCGGCCACTTCGCGATACGACGGGCTCCCGGCGGTGGCGAGCGGCCCGTACACGAACGCGAGCTACATGACCGTGCGGGACTCGCAGGTCGACCAGAAGTCCACGAGCCTGAAGGACGGGCCGTGGCTGTGCGGCAGCGCCAGCATCCCGAGTGGCTACGCAGGCATCGGGGCCCGACTTGGAGGCGTCCAGTTCTGGCCGTTCCCGAGCTTCGCCATGAAGCTCGACTTCGTCACGAACAACAAGACCGACAACTCGTCTTCGCTCACCTGGAAGGACACGCAGAACTGGCAGAAGTGGATCGTGCAGGACTCGACGATCGTGCCTGGAACGGGCGCGGACTCGGTCAACTACGCGTGGGGCAACGGCGTCGGGGCGTCCAACAAGGAAGGCGTGACCGGATACCTGGAGCTTCCTCGGGGAACGTTCCAGTGGTCGCTGGTCGGGAACCCGTGGGCCACGCCGGCTACCCAGATCGGCTACGTGGACGCGGAGGGTGCGGAGGAAGTCCAAGGCATTGGTGCGCTGGGCGGCGGCGTCATCTTCTCGACCAACAGCAACACGTACTACCAGACGTTCGTGACCGAGCCGCGCAGCCTGCCTGATACCGCCACGGACGAGTTTGGCTGCATCGCGGCCAACTCGATGGTCGAGTTCGATGGCGGAACCTGCTGGCTCAGTGAGCGCGGCCCGGTCGCCATGATGGGTGGTGGCGTCACCTACATCGGGCGCGATCTGGAGAAGTGGTTCGTCGGTCGAAGCGCCCGCTACAAGCGAGACTCTCGCGGTCTCATGCGTCACTCGTGGGCTTGCCACGACAACGATCGCGGACTCGTCTACTTCGGCATGTTCGCGGACCGGAACGGGACTGTCACGGTCACGGACAAGGGCACGGTCTACACGTGGGCCACGGCGAGCGACCAGATCCGGTCCAGGTTTCCGTGCGACGAGATCCTGGTCTGGAACTACCGGCAGAACGCGTTCTCGGTCTGGGTGCCGCCACAGGGTCTCGAATACCTCTGGATGGAGCGCACGGTCGACGCGGACGGGGCGAACCGGATCCTGTTCCTCGCCGCCGACAAGAACGTGTACGCGTACGACGACCTGTACAACGACACGAACAAGGACCCGATCTCGGGCACCGTGACGGTCGTGGCGGGCACGACTGCAGTCCCAGTCCTCACGATCACCGCGACGCTCAGCAGCGACATCATCGCTCGTGACGCGGGCGAGAACTTCGTGCGCAATGGCATGAACGTGATCGTGACGCGCGGGTCGCAGGCAACATGCGTCGGGACCGGCGTGGTTGCGTCGTTCACGGCCAACACCGTGACCGTCACGATGGACGAGGCCGTGCAGCTTCGGACTGGCGACCTGGTCACGATCGGGGTCAAGCGAGCCGCTATCACGACCAATTTCTTCTCGCCGACCATGACCGAGATGGGGCGCGAGCTTGCCTCGGTCCACGCGCGATACAGCCTGTCGAGCCTGTTCACGATCGGTGCTGGCGGAACTCCGCAGCCTGCAGCAATCAGTATCACGGCCAGACCAACGCGTCGGCCAGATTCGGTCGACTCGCTTGGTCAACTCGGGACCTCGTCCCTGACCAGGATGGAGTCCTACGGGATCAACTACCGGTCGCTCGGGTCCTCGATCATCGACGAGTGGGCACCGATCACGCGCCTGACCAGCGGCAAGGTCGCGTCTGACGCGATCAAGCTCGAGGTCCGGCTGATTGGTGGGGCTCAGGTCAGGATCGCTGATCTGCTCGTGGAGGTCTAGTGGTCTGTGTCGACACGAACCTGGATCTAGAACCACCCAACGGCGACAAGACGTCGTGGGCGTGGCGCAACTTCCTTCGGCTTCTGACCAAGGTCAACCAGCTCGTCGAGTGCGTCGGTGAGCTTGAGGCTGGCGGCGGCGGCCAGACGCCCGAGACCAAGACCTCGACCTACGGCTTGACGATTGACGTACCGTTCGGCTCTTCGCTCGCGACAGACGCGTTCAAGCAGACCATCGGCCAGTCATGGGTGCTGAACACGACGCTGTTCAGCGTCCTGCCTTGCGGCGACACGACAGACCACCCGGCCATGGACGCGACGATCGAGGGCATCCATGCTACAGTGGACACGATCGTCCCCGGCGACGGGTTCACCCTGCGCGTGAACTCGCCGCTGGCGAGCACAGGCACATACAGGTTCCACGTCATCGGAGTTAACTGAGCATGGCTGTCCAGATCAACGGTGGTAGCGACACGGCTGGATACGCCAACGTCGACGCGAACTTCAACCTGAACGTCGTGACCCCGACGGTCCAGGAAGAGGCCGGATTCGTCCTGATGGCTAGCGAGAACGACCACGGAACCAAGACCGGGACGCCGCTGGTCCGCTCTCCAGAGACGGACCCAGACTTCCGTCTCCGCGCTGGCACGGACACGCTCCTCGACTCAGAGATTTTCTGCTACGCAAACCAGAACACCGGCAAGCACTTCTACGGCTCGTCGACCATGACGATGAGTCTGGCCGCCGGGTTCCTGGTCACGAACAGCGGGCTCATCACGACGTTGTCCACGGCCACGCTTCTGCGGACGTGGCAGTTCTTCCCTCTGTTCGGTCAACAGACGCCAATCTACATCGAGTTCAACGCGATGTTCACGGCGTCCGTAGCAACCAATACGACGATCGACTTCGGCCAGTTCCACCAGTCTGGGTCGACGCCGTTTGCGCCCAGCGACGGGGTCTACTTCCGGGCCACCTCGTCGGGGGTGTTCGGCGTCATCAACGTGAACGGCGTGGAGACAACGTCGTCCGTTTTTGCGTTCACCTACAACGCGTCACAGGTCTACGAGTTCTTGATCGTGCTGCATGAACGCGGCACCGAGTTCTGGATCGACGACGTGCTCTACGCGACCATCGCGGTCCCGGTAGGGAACGGGCAGCCGCAGATGTCCCAGACGGCTCCGGTTGCGATCCGGCATGCGATTGGCGGCGTGGCCGCGTCGGTCGGCATGCAGTTTAAGGTCGCGAACTACAGCGTGTCGCTTGGGTCGCTTGCGACGGGCAGGCCGTGGGGCCAGACCATGTCGGCCATGGGCGGCGGCATGCAGGTGCAGCAGGGCGCGACCACTGGCGGCCAGCTGTCGGTGTATGCAGTTGGCGCGGCCCCAGCGGCCGTGACGCTGACGGCGAGCACGGCCCCAGCGACGAACAACGCTGGCGGCCTGTTCTTGCTGCCGGCAGCCATCACAGCTGGCGAGGCCGACTACCCGATGTTCGCCTACCTGAACCCGGCCGGAACCAGCGCCATCCCCGGCAAGACCATGGTGGTCACGGGCATCCGCATCAATGAGCTATGTGTCACCACGGTCCTGGCTGGAGGTCCGATGTTCTTCTGCTGGGCCATCGGATTCGGATCAACAGCTTCGTCACTGGCGACCGGCGAGTCCAGCACCTTCGGGGCAACGACGACAAAGGTTGCTCGCAAGATTCCGCTCGGGTCGCAGGTTCTTCCGGCCACCGCAGCGGCAGGCACGTTGACGAATGCGCTCGACGTAGATTTCTCCGACTCTCCCATCACGGTGCTGCCAGGCCAGTACTTACACGTCATCCTGCGGACCATGGGGGCAGTCAACCTAACGGCTGGCGCAATCCGTGGGTCCGTCACTCCTCGCTACTACTTCGAGTAAGGTATAGGCATGTCCTGGAACAGCGCATGGAAGACGGCTGGTCGACAGTTCGAGCGCGGTGCTTCTGGCGTCGGCCGGTTCTATTACGATGACGTGTGGGGCCAGGGGTCTCCTTGGAACGACCAGCCCATCACCGAGTCGCCTGATCCGTCCACCATCCAGTGGGATGAAAACACCTTCATGCCCTCTGACCCGACGCAGATCAGGTCGTCGGCAGGAGCCGGGATCCCAACAGCCCAGTCAGCCATCGCATACCAGCAGTATGCTGAGCGGCTCGTGCGGCAGCGCCAGACGCGATTGATGGGCGACGCGATCGGGTCGCTTCGCATGGGTGAGAACCTGGTCGAGCGATACCGTCCAGGCTCGGCCGTGGCCCAGCAGACCGGCCTGTACCAGCAGCGCGCATCCTTGTTCCAGCGGCAGGCTGAGGGTCTTGAAGCACCGGACTTCTTGGGCGACCTTCGTCGAGAAGACGCGGCCAAGGCCGAGATGGCTGCGAAGAGGAGCAATCGGATCCAGATCGCGTCGACCATCGCGGGCGCGGCGCTCACGCTGGCCACGGCTGGTGCCGCGGCACCAGTTGCAGCCGCCGGGATCGCCGGGGCGGCTGGGATCGCTGGCGGCCTTGCCGCTGGAACTGCGGCCGGCGGTGGGACAACCCAGGGCTACTCCACCGGGGCCGCTTCCGGAGCTTCGATCGGGGCCGGCCAAGGCCCGTCTCCGACTCCCCAGCAAGCCCCTGGACAGGCTCAGGGCCAGCAGGGCGGAACCGCCCAGCAGTCGCGCATGGAAGGCGGCCAGAGCGGCGTTCCCGTCCAGCAGGGCGGGATGGGCCAGCAGCAGATCACGGACCCAACCTCTGGCGGTCAGAAGCGCGTGTCTCGTG